CTAACCGCCATAGTAGGCGCTGCAGATAATCAAGCCGCTTTAGCCAACATAGAAACCCTAGCTTTGTCCGTTTTCGATTTATTACCAAACGGTACGGGCATTATTAACGGCTGGACACAGCCACAAATTCAAGAAGTATCAGGCCAGCAAATGCTTACTAGCTCACTTACTATTGAGTTAGTAACAACAACATAACAACAACAAGAAAGGGTTAGCCCAAAATGGCAACTTATATTACAGGCAGGGATTTAACCCTACTTATTAACAGCGTGAACTACGAAGCCCAGGCGTCTACAGTTACTCTAACCGTAGAAACAAACCAGGCAGTACTTGAAGTACTAGAGCAACGCGCTTACAAAACTATCGACCAGACCGCTACCCTATCTGTAGAAATGTTTGCAGACTGGGGCGCTGCTAGCTCTATTTGCGACGCCCTTTGGGACGCCACATTAGCCGCGCCAGATACCGGACTAAGTGCAAGTTTTGACGCGAACGGCAGTACATTTACCTGCGACGTCTTTCCTAATTACCCCCCAGTAGGCGGCGGTGCTGTAGATGTATTAACTACGAGCGTAGAGTTTGTAGTAGTCGAGGGTACAGTAGCCCGCGCATAACTAAAAGGACAGGGCGAGAAAATGAAGTATGAAGTAACTACCCAACAGGGCAGCAAGTACGAAGTAAACGACGACAGCGCGTGGCTGTGGATTGAGTTAGAACGGGAAACTGGACTAACCATGCAACAGGCTCACGCAAAAATGGCGGAGGGGTCTTTAGATGTTATTACCAGTCTTATTTATAAGGCGGCGGTAATAGATAAAAAGACCGAACTTAAAACACATAAAGCGTGGGTGTTACATGAGTTTGATACCTTTGACGTAGTGAGCGAAGACCCAAAAGCCACGGACGCGGAAGCGTCCAGCGGGACTTAATAGCGTTAGCCGTTAATACCGGCATACCGCTAGGGGACTTGTTTACGTGGTCACTTACAGACGTAAGTACGGCCTATGAACTAATAGCGGAAAGGAACGGGCGTAATGGCTGAAAAGCAAACCATTAAAGTACGTATGGATATCACCCCAGAAATACGCGCCCTACTTAAAGCACTTAACGAAATGGACAACGAAAGCAAGAACGCCCTAAAAGAAAAAGTTAAGGGTATTGCCGCCTGGGTAGCCGAAGATATTAAACGCGCTGCAGCTACCGCGCCTATGCCTAAACAGGCTACACGGGTAGCGCAAACTACCAGGGCTAACAAAGATCGCGTACCTAGCGTTACCATTGGCGGGTCAAGGGTTAAGTTTAGTGGCGGCGCTGTGTCTGGCGACGTGCTTTACGGTTCGGAATTTGGCGCAGACCCAACAAGTATTAGCGGGAAATTTCCTAACGGCGGGCGGCGCTTTCCATACCGTAGCCCCCAACGTGGACAAGGCAGCCAGGGTTACTGGATTTACCCAACACTACGAGCTAACCAGCCACGCATTACCCGGGAATGGCACGAAGCCGTAGACGACGTTTTAAGCAACTGGACTAAGGGGACTATTTAATGGCTACACAGAGAACCCTTAAACTTAATCTACTTGCAGATGTAGACAAGTTTGGCAAAGGTCTAAATAAGGCAGGCGACGACGCTAAAGGTTTTAGTGGCAAGGTTTCCAAATATGGAAAAGTAGCGGCTGGGGCTTTAGCGGGTGTCGCTGCAGCTGCCGGCATTATGGCTATAAAGATCGGTATAGACGGCGTAAAGGCTGCTATCGAAGACGAAGTAAGCCAAAAGAAACTAGCCACTACCTTAAAAAATGTAACTAAGGCGACAGACAAACAAATACAAAGCGCCGAAGAATACATAACTAAACAGCAAATTTCTTACGGTATTGCCGATACTAAACTACGGCCAGCATTAGAAATACTTGTAAGGCGTACAGACGATTTAACTAAGGCGCAAGAACTTAATAACCTTGCCATTGATATTAGCGCGGGTACAGGCAAAGATTTAGAAACAGTTGCTACCGCTTTAGGCAAGGCTTACGGCGGTAATCTTACGGCGCTAAAGAAGCTAGGCATACCGCTAGACGAAACTACAATAAAAACTAAAGACTTCCAGAAAGCCCAAAAAGAATTAACCGATACTTTCGGCGGTTCGGCGTATGAAAATACAAAGACCTACGAGGGACAGCTAAAAATTCTTAACGAGCGCTGGGGCGAACTTAAAGAGGGCATAGGCCAAAAGGCTATCCCAATACTCAAGGACTTACTAGAACAGGTTAATTTAGTATCTATTGGCTTTAGCGGCGAAGATCAAAAAAAGGGTTTAAGTAATAAAGTTAAAGCGCTTTCCAATGAGCTAGACGGCAAGTCTGGGGGCATTAAATTAGGCGAAAGTCTGGCCACACTTGCAGAAGCATTTAAGACTATGTTTAGCGCCCTATCAAGTCCTAACGGCGTTAAAAGTGCAGACGCATTGGAAAATATTGCAAACGCTATTAACAATATTGCAACTGCTATTACGAACCTTTCCGCAGCTTACAAAAAAATTAAACCCATATTAGATAAACTTCCGTCCAACATTATAAGAAACAAAGTCTGGGATTTTTTGACCAGCCCGCAAGGCAAGGCTGCCGGCGGTAGCGTAATGAAAAACCAAGCCTACCGTGTTGGCGAATTTGGCAGCGAGATTTTTGTACCGTCCGGTTCGGGTTCAATCCGTAAAGACCCAGGCGGCGGCGGCGGTAATACCTTTATATTTAACGGCGTTATAGACGCACAGAGCGCCCGCCAAAGTATTGAAAGGTTACTACAAACACAAAGCCGCATTAGTGGCACGATCAACTTATCTGGCGCTATGTCGTGACCGCTTTTAACCCTGAAATAAGGGTAATGACTTTACCCCCTAATACTTCACACAGCGCTACAAAAACAGAAGTTACGTCATGGGTTGATTACAACATAAACATAACGCGGGGTACTTACGAATACATTAACGCGCCTTACCCTGCGTCGTGTTCGCTATCGTTATTATTTAGCGAAGATTACATACCCGATATAGAGCTAGGTTCATGGGTTGAAATACAGGTAAAAGACAATTACAATGTCTGGCGGGTTCTACAAGCGGGTAACGTTAGCAACAGATCAAGCTCTTACCGTAGCCATGGGGTATTGGGTTATGTTTTAGAATGGCGTTTTACCCTTACTTCGCAAATATCCTTACTGCAAAATACTAATTACTATGTAAACCAATTTATTTTAAGCACTGCCGAGGGGTTAATACTTTACATAGAAGAAGAAATGTATAACCTTAACTGGTCTTCGGTAAATAGGAATTTAACTTGGGAAAATTACGGGGCGCAGACTTGGGCAGAAGTAGCCACGTCCAGGCAGATAAACTTTCCTGCCTTTGTGGTAGACCCGGATAACGCCGAACAAGCTTTAGACGAAGGCTCGGCGAACGTATGGGACGACCTGGTAAAACTTACATATGGGGTTTACGGTTACATTATAGAACAGCCAGACGGAACGCTATATTTTAATTTTGGCGACACAGATTTAACTAATGAAATAATTTTTACTGGCAATATGTTAAGCCCTGAAATACAAGGCGGGGACAGGTACGACGTATTACGAAACATTGTAACTATTAGCAGGTTTGACACTTCAGCGACTACCTACTACGAAAACGAAAGTACCGAAATTTACGGTGACAGGGCAGGCACTTTAGAAACCTATTTAACTATAGAAGCCGAAGCAAATGATATCGGGCAAAAAATACTTAACAGTATGGCGTACCCATTGTTAAGCACCCAGCAAATAAGCATGGATTTACTCAACCCTAATTTCACTAGCCCCGAACGGTATATTTTACTTGCCGCGCCGCTGGGTATTCGCTGCACGGTTGAAGCCCCTAACGCTATGGGCGGTACACAGGATTATTTGACTATTGGCTGTACTTATTCAATTACCAAAAATTCCTTTGTTTTAGATTTGATACTTGCGCCTTATTCGCAGGCTTTCAATACCCCTAACTGGGAACAGATAGATTATAGTTATACATGGACAAGCTACGGCGTGGCTTTCCCTACTCAAGAATGGCAGGACTTATAAATGGCAACTACCACCCCGATCTATGGCTGGCCTATTCCAACAGCGACAGATTTAGTAACTAACGGATACGCGGCTATTGCAGACTTAGGCGACGCAGTAGAAAACAGCGTTTACGCATTAGTTAATAACACTATTGAAACAGATGTAACCGTACGTACAACGGGTAGAACTTCTGCCCCAAATGAAGCAACTACTGGATTTTATTTTAGTAATAGCACGGGAAACGTAATTAGTAACAACGCTACTACCTTTGGGTTAAATAGAAATACCGGCACTACTAGCGCGGCAGTAATTCAATTTTACAGAAACGGGACTAATGCCGGTACGCTAAACGCCAGCACTACAGCTGCCCCTACCCTTGTAGCGCCGTCGGATTACCGCCTAAAAGAAAACCTAGAGCCACTAACAGACGCCGCAGACCGCATTAAGTCTGCAAAGGTTTACACTTACAACTTCATTGAAGATGAAGATAAAGAATTACGTTATGGCTTTTTGGCTCACGAAGTGGCCGATCTAATGCACGATCTAGTTATAGGTGAAAAGGACGCAGTAGACGAGGACGGCGAGCCTGTGTACCAACAGGTACAAGAAACCCGTTTAATTCCTATTTTAGTAGCAGCTCTTAAAGACGCTTTAGTACGCATTGACGCTTTAGAAGCCGCGGCTAAATAATGACTTTCCTAGTATGGCTAGCCCATAGCCCTATTGCGTCATTCTTAAAGGTATTTGGCGCTGGGGTTTTAGGCTGGGTACTTATGAACGGCGACAGCCTGGGACTTCACCCAGCGCTAGCTTTAGGTTTAGCTGCAGGTCTGCCAATTCTTATTAATTGGCTAAACCCAGAATACGATAACTATGGCAGGGCTAACCCAGATGAAGCCCGTTAAGGCAGGCAGGGTTACATTTCCCTACGGGGCTAAGTATCGTACGGGCGGTATACATAAGGGCATTGACTACGGCTGCCAGATAGGTACGCCAGTAGTCGCAGCTGTAGGCGGTAAAGTCGTCCATGCCGGGCGACACGTCTATAAAAAGGGCTGGGGCTTTGCTTTCGGTATTCACGTAATAGTAGATAACGAAGCATTTCCAGACGGCAGGGCGGGCTTGTGGGCGGGTTATTGTCACCTACACGGCGTAAGTGTCAAAGTGGGTCAGCGTGTCGCTAAGGGCGATCTAGTGGGCATTTCAGGCAATACAGGCCGTAGCACCGCCCCGCACCTACATTTTCAGGTATTGGCCAGCCGTACTTGGAAGCCTACAAAGCACCGAAACCCCCAGAAATGGCTAGACGCATGAGCCAATACATTAGTAAGAAGTCAGACGCTAAGAGCAAACCGCCTACCCAGAACCTTGTTAAAGACAAGTGGCTAACGGTAGAAGCTGGGGGCATTACCAAATTAGTACCTACCCAGAACAGCGAAGCGGGCGCGTTATGGGTTTGTTACCTTAACATTACTACCCCGAAACTTGCAGGGGCTACCGAACTAACCCTTAAATGGGTACGCGACGCTGCCGGTATAAATGACGCTACAGGCTATACGACAGTAGCCCTGAAAAAAGGCGCTACTACTTTCGTTACTAATGTATGGGTATTTCAAGCCAAAAAAGGGCAGCCCGTAAGTCTGCAGGTTAAGGCTAATGGCAAGGCAACTATAACTACACGTGAACTTAAGTTAAGCATTTCATAATGGACGCGCTATTAATAGTTGCCCAGTATGCAGCTGCACTAATGACTATTGCCGGGGCGGTAGGTATGTTTGTTAAGTGGATAGTACTAAAGCCGCTTAAGTTATACATAGACCAGGCAACAGCCCAAATAGCCCCAAATGCTAACGGGGGGCGCTCATTAAATGATTTAGTGGACAAAGTAGACGACCTTAAAACCATGCTAAACACCCACATTACGAACCACGACACGCCGAAGTAACTAACCTACTTGCGGTAAATGTAACACCATGCAACAATCCATACACAGGGAAAGGCACTAATGGATAAGTACCTAACAGCGCGACAAGTAGCCGACAAGCTGCAAGTGAACCGGACTACTTTATGGCGCTGGGAAAAGAACGGGACACTTAAGCCGCTAAAAATTGGCGGGGTTAAGCGTTATAGTCAAGATCAGATAGACAAAAAGAACTAACTAACAAAGGAAACAGGGCAATGTTTTTTAACGGATTTACCTTATTACTAATGATTATCGCGGGCTTTGTAGGCTTTTTAGGCGGTATCAAATACGAAAATAATTATATGCGTAGCCGCTTTAACAAGTGGACTAACGGCCTAACCATTGAAGAGCAAATGGAAAAGGACGGGTGGCACGTATGACTTACGATATAAGCGACTATGTAGACGTTAAAACGCGCATAGAATTGCTGTACAAAAAGTATGAAAACGCGTCTATACAGTTTGAGTTTAAGGGCGTAATGGACGGCAACCCTGACTTTATTTGGGGTATTGCTTACGTCTACAGAAACCCAGACGACCCGCGCCCGGCAACGGGAACGTGTAGCGAATTGGCGCAAGGTAAGACAGCGTTTACCAGGGGCAGCGAATTAGCAAACCTAGAAACTTCGGCAATAGGCAGGGCTATAGGTGCATTAG